TCTCCTCCTTTGTAATCATCATTTAAATTTATTATACAACTTAAAGTTCTATATGCACCAGTATCATTGTCCACATGAATTTCATATTTACCGCCGGGTTTATATTTAAGTAAGTCTATCTGGTTTAGTCTACGGGCCTTATTAAAAGAAAATTTAACATTATAGTTTGGAAGGTAAGTAAATATTATATTCATTATATGTCTAAAATAAATTTTGTCTGATATTGAGGTATCGTTCAAAGTAAAACCATTTACATTTCTAATGTCTTTATCAATATCCCCTTTGTTTCCTTGACCTCTTATCATCATAGGTTTATTGGCTCTGTGTTCTATATATTTAATTATATTTTTACGCATCTCTTCATTTAAGCCTATATTTAAAACTATTATGGATTCATCTAAATTCATATTATTTTTTCTGTTTTACTTTCTTTGCATAATCAAAATTATTTTTTGATTCAATATTAAATATTAAACTATATCTATTTTCTTCATCTGTAGATTCTTCAAAACCATGTATTATTTCTGCAGGTAAAATATAATAATCGCCAGGTTGAGGAGTTATTCTTATATTTAATTCAGGTAAAATTAAATCACAGCCTTCGGTTAAATACAAAATTCCATGCACACAAGAGTGTGTGTGATAGTCTAAACTATCTCCTTTTTTAATTTCATTACCCCATGCATTTGAAATGTTTTGTGTTTCAAAAAAATGTTTAAATATATGTCCATGTGTAGTTTGATATTTATTTATTATGTGAACCATAAAATTAGTAAACTTTTCATCCTCTACAAAATGACACCAGTCGGTCATGCCACCTTTTACATTAGTATAGTTCTCCATTTTAGGATCTATATTTTTTCTCGTCTCTATCATAAAATAATTTAATACTTCTGGATAAGGATAATTCCCATATATTATATTTACGACTCTAGGATAAGTTACAGACAGACTATTTTTATGTTCATTTGTGGGGTCTGGTTTTAATATGCTAAACATTTAGGCTCTTTCATTCTTTAAAAAACTATTGTATATTGCATTATATGCTACAAAAATTAAATTTCAAGGCTGGTTTCAATAAACAAGATACAGAATCTGGCGCCGAAGGTCAATGGACAGACGGTGATTTTGTTAGATTTAGGTATGGTTTACCAGAAAAAATAGGTGGCTGGTCTCAACTAACAATTGGATCTAAAACTTTACCTGGAGCTGCAAGAGCTCAGGTAGCTTTTTCTAGTTTTGCAGGAGAAAAATATACAGCGATTGGAACTTCACAGGGATTATTTTTATATTTTGGAAATGATTTTTATGACATCACTCCATTAGATACGGCTATTACTGGTGGAACTTTAACCACTGTTAACAATTCAAATACTGTAACAATAAATAAAGGTTCTCATGGATTAGAGGTAGGAAGATATGTAACCTTATCCGCAGTAACGGTAACAGGAGCCAGTGCTTATACAGCTGCTGATTTAGAAAAAGTCTATGAAATATTAACAGTACCTGACGTAGACAAATTTACTGTTCAAGCATCAAGCGTAGAAACAGGTTCTGGAATGACGGCAGCAGGAGCTGTTACTGTTAATCCATACGTAACTGTTGGACCCACTAC